AGCTACCGCTTACCGATGAAGCAGTCGTACGGCCTTCACCGAATATCTGCTTCATTGCACCGGGCATATCGACGACAATACCGAGATTTACGCCGTGTCGCACGATAGTCGCATGTCCGACCTGAGCGGCTTTGTTCGCCGCTTCGTATCGCTTTTGCTTCGTGTCGAAGAAGGCATCAAGCTGGAACCTTTTTTCCGTACCGCCGTTACCGTCGTCGACCATTTCATCGGCGTAATCAGCAGCTCGCTGCCATTCGACGAAGTACTTACTGAAGCGGTCGGCAGGGCACCCGTCGACTACATACTCGAATTGACCCGTCGTAATGTTCTTGAGCTTACGGCAATGATGAAGAATATCATACGCCGCCCATATCGGATTCTGCGCGGACTTTTCTTCATACTGTCTCGTTCGAGGATTAAAGACTAAGACATGCATACGCTTCTGTCGCCAGTTCAGGTTCGGAATACCGCCGTTCAACTGGTTCGTGGCTTTAATTCTAAGCCCGATAAGGATCTTGTTCGGCCGTACGAATTGCCCCGAGTTGATATATGTCGAAAGCGTTGACCATCTCATCATCGCATTCTGCCGACTGGTCATCGGCATAGTCGTCGGCAGCACTCGTACGTCGTACCGTGCCGCTTCAAGGCCTTCAAATTTAAAGCTCCGACGGACCGTCTGATTCGTTCCCGCTGTGACGGCGCATACCTGCTCAAGCCAGGCGTCCCGACTGCCTGTCTTACGAATGCCGATAGTGAAGCGGGCCGTGAGGTTTGTGAAGTTCCCCTTATCATTCGTTGAATAAATACCGCCCGGCCACGTGAACGTAAGCTCAATAGCGTTGCACTGGTCGGAGTCGGTACTTCTAATGACTGACGCTCCTTCTTTACAGTCAAGGTCTATAGACTGGTCGGCAACTGTGTTCGGGAAGAACGATATCGGCTCCTGGTCATTCGTACCGAGCCGCTTTTCTATCTGCACGGACTCGAAATTCTCTATCGGCGTATACCCGATGCGGATATCATCGATAGAATCCACCGGCCCGTACCCGCCGCTGAACAGTACATTAAGATACTGCACGTCTTTTTCGCCGCTGTACTTATGCGTGTTGGTAAGAGCTCCGTCAGTGAGCTTGTAGGTCTCTGACTCCGTCTCAACATGGTACATGAGTAACTGACCCGCGGGCATGGTGACGCCGAAAGTCTCACCGATAAGGCCGCCTTCATGCGTCTGTATTTGCGGCAGGTCCCACCCATACGTTGGAGACGAGGACTGTTCTTGAGCGTGTGCCTGGTTGACGTGGCATAGGCTGTTTATAATCTTCCCGCCGAGTATCATGAACGCACCTGCGGCTAAGGCCTGACCGAACTTGGCGGTGATGCCGAGCCACCCGCCTACGTACGGGGCGGCGACCATAAGGCCAATTTGCAGTATCCACCCCAGGGCTCCTTTCATGCCGCCTTCGAGCTCAGCGGTCAGGACGACCTGATCACCGTTTTGAGGGGTATAGCCGTACGGGATCTCGACAAGCGATCCATTGACGAATACGAGTAGGCCGTTGATATCGACAATATCAATGAGCCGCTTGCCTTCATACTTATGCCGATGGCGTTCCTGTTCTCCCATTAATATATTTTTTACTATGATTATCTCAAACATTCGGATATGCTCCTTCTTTGGGCCTATAAAATCCGACAACACGAGGTCCCCACCGTAATAGCCTGTCGACCTGTACGGCGGGTGCGATTGCGTGAACGAACTCACCGTAGCCAAGGTACACGCCGCAGTGACTTGGAAGCGGATTACCGATGAGCCGCATCAGTATGACACAGCCTATCTCTGGCTCGCTTAGCTCTTGCCAACGTGCCTTCGTATCATCGACGGTACGCATGACGGTATCGGTATTCTCAGCATCGATAAGAATCTCTGGAAGGTCTACTCCTTCTCGCCAATAATACTCACGGACGAGCCCCCAACAGTCGAGCCCTTCATCTATATTTCGCCCCCCGTTTACGTACGGAACGCCGATAAGGTCGTTAATATTAGCCATAATTGCCCGTCATCCCTTGCTCACCGCCGAAACGCTCCTTGATGCGGCATTCTTTAATCGTATTATTGCACGGCTTGTCAGCACCGGCGTAACCGCATCGGATAGACTTGAACACAAACGGGCAGAAGTCGAGCATGTATGTGTCGAGAGGGAATTTATTGTATAGCTCAGGACTACTGCCGAGGGTGAACGTGACCCAGGCTTCATCATAAGACGTTGACAGACACGTGAAATCTAGTTGGTCAAGCGGCTCATCACTACTCAAGAGATTCGTATGAACGATATAAAGCGTGACTTCAGCGTCTGTCATGCCGCCGTACTGCTGTAAGTATGACTGGATAATGCCGCCGCAGTTCGACACGGTGAGCTTGACAGACGGCAGTGTCGTACCGTCCGTCGTAACGGGTGTCACGCTAAACGGGAATCGGGTCCACGTTCGGCCTGACCACGTAACGTCTTCAGTATTTCTAGCCAGATAGATGTCTTCAGGAAGGTCCGCATGATGAAGCTTCAGCAATAATAAGAACGGCGCATCTGATGAGAGCTTGTTCTTCTCGAGTATCGCCGCTGTCTCCCATACCTTCATCTAGCTACACCTCCTCAAACGTGAGCGACACGAAGTACCCCTCAGGGTGCGAGTAATGAGACTCCCAGTCACTCGTGAAGCGTACCGTGCACGTATCACCTGAGTCATAGTCCTTGAACACAAACATATCGGACTTACGGACAGCCTTCCAGAAGTCTCGGAGGGTATTCTTCTGAGCTTCCGTAAGACACGTCCAGGCGTACTGGAAGGACCTCGGCGTTCGTGTGTTCCGAGGTCGTGTGATGCGGTAGCCCGCGTCAGTTTTTGATTCGACTGTATTATCAGTCATCTTCTCAACGTACGTATCGCCCGCGTTGGTGGCGAGCGACACTACGGGATGCGGAATCTGATCCGCGGGAAATGTTCTCATATCAATTATCCCTTCGATATACTACGAATCGTTCTAGCCATGCCGCCCTCGTCTGTCTCCGCGGCATCGACGACAACGTTTATAATGTACTTCTTCATTTGGTTATCATAATTACTCGACTGCACCTTCACGTTCGACTGGCTGTTATTGATAATGTTGATGACCGGTGCGGCCGCTCCGCTTCCGTTCTGCCCTTGGTTCTGGCTGATGCCTTTGGCCATACGGGAATATACCTCATCGGTCAGCGGGAAGACCGCTTCATCATTGCCCGCTTCGCCGATAAGTCCCATAGTCGGGGCAGTAACAAGGCCGCCCGTTGCGAAAGGCTTTGCTATAAGAGACGGTTTATACGGTCTAAACGAGGCCGCGTCTAAGAGGTTGCCGTTGAATGTGAAGCCCGACGTTCCTTTACCGCCGCCACCGAGCAGTCCGCCGAACAGCATATTCGCAATCTTGGAAGCGGCCACCTGAGCGACCATTTGAGTAATTGTGTTACGAAACACCTTACCGAGACTTCTCAGCGAGTCTTTTGCGCTCGTCGTACCGTCTGCCATAGCCGAGAACACTCCCTGTATCCCCGACGCAATCTGAGTGCTACCTGTAGCCACCATCTCGGCCGTGGACATATGCGCCTTTTGCCATAAGTCGTAATAGGCCTGAGCCGACTTGGAACGGTCGTTCCAGGCTTGCGTATCCTTAGCCGCCTGAGACTGTAATAGGCCTGTGAGGCTCCCCATATCGCCGCGCTTAATCGCTCTCTGTACGGACTTCTCATAAGCGTCCCGTTCAGCATCTTCACGCTTCTGGACGGCTTCGAGATAGGCCGCCGTGTACCAGTCATTAGCTTCTTTTAGGGCTTCGTAGTCAGCCTTTGTCGCCTGTATCTCTTTGAGCTTCGCTTCTCGTTGCTTATCAAGGCTCTGTACGGTCTCTTCGAATTCGGCCTGAGCTACCGACGCATAATCGCCTTTGAGCTCGGCGTTTAATTTGGCCATTTCGGTATTAAACTTGAGCCGTCTTTGCGTCAGGGCTTCCATGGCCTTGGCGGCTTCTTCAATCTTCCACTGCTTCAGAAGGTCTTCCGCATGACTCGTGTCGATGTCCTTCGACGTGTTTTTTATCTTACGGATCTGGTCCTGCCACTTCTGCGCCTTGGTGTTCATGTCCGAGATAGACTTTTCGAACTCCGTACCTGTGTCGCTTATAATCGCCTTGTCGAGGTCTTTCTCAAGACCCTTCAGGTCCTTACGAGCATTGGCGATATCCTTCGCACGTTGCTCGGCTTGCTTACGAACGTCAGATACAGATAAGGCCTTCCCTGTCTCCGTCGTCCCTGCGAACTCGGTAAGTGAGATAACGCCGACAATATTACCCGCATAGGCCGTTCTGTAATCGGTATCGTAGTGCTGAGATACTCGACCCTTGCCTGACGCTGAGTAATAACCCGAGGCGTTGGCGTCAAGCATGATGACATGAGCGCCATCGTTCGTGATGACGGCATCCCCGGCATGTGCCTCATAGCCGTTACCATAAGCGTCGGTCGGATGGAAAGCGCTACCCGCGTTTTCTGCCCAATTCGGTGCCCACGCTCCAAGGTTCCAGGCCCCCGAGACCCCCGCATCAGACCAGACGTTCTCAACATATGTCGTGCATACGACCTCATTCTCTCCCGTGCCATAATTAAGGCCGCTCCAACGTCCTGCGTTATATATCGCACCGGCTCGAACGTCATAGGCCTGTTCCTTCTCTACGTGTGTACCGCCGCCGCTGACACCTGCACCGCTTACGCCTGTATCCGGTGAGAAATCATAAGACGGTATCTGTGTATTGTTGACAGCGGCTTCCGCGGCTTGCCGTTGAGCTTCCGCATCGGCGAAGTCTTTACCGCCACCTGCGTTATACCAATTCGAATACTCAGCGGCATAGGTAGCCGTTCCCTCCTCGACTCGTTCTTCTGTCGCCCCGCCGTTCGCTCGTGAGCCCTGACCCGTCGGGTCGGCGGCTACGTCAGCGTTACCGCCTTCGCCGTCCTTCTGTCTCCAGATACTGCCATCATGAGCCGTATAAGTGTAACCGTCGTCGCCTGTCCAGGTGTTCTTCTGTGCCGCTTCGTACTTAGCGTTAAAATACTTATACGCACAGTAAGCGGCATACAAAGCTGCGGCCGCCACGCCCATCCAACCTCCGGCAAGGCTGAACAGGGCGCTGGTGACTCGTCCGATCGCCCCCGGCAGTCGTGCAAGACCCGCAGCACTTCTCTGTGACGCCAGGACACCTGCAACCCCTGCCTTTTCGTGTGCTCCTGCAAGAGCTATCGTCGCTTCAGTCGTCGTCACCGTAGCCGCTGTCGCCACTTCACTGGCTCTCGCCGAGGTCGCCCCTGCCGCCGTAGCCGATTCGGCGACTTCTGCGTTACTCACTATAAGTCGTTCGTTTGCCGTCACTTCTGTGGCTGTAGCGGCTTCTTTAACGGCTGCCGCTTCACGGGCTGCCGCGCCGACGGCCACCTCGGACTCTGCTACCTCAGCGTTACTGGTGATGACGGCGGTATTCGCTTCGATTTTAGCAGCAGCCGCCGCATCAGCCGTATACGTCGATGCCTTCACGGACTCCGATACAACGGCAGCACTTTTTTCAGCCTCTACATTGACGGCCGCAAAGGCTCTCGTCATCTCAACTCGGATTCGTTCGGCCGCCTGTGCCGACTCAAGCCCAATCTGTGTAAACTTCTCAGCCATGAACATTTGCGTCTCTTCGGCCGAGAGATTTTGCTGATTGGCAGTCTTTACCGCTTCTCGTCTCATCTGTGCGTACATGCGATCGCTGTCGGCGATAGCCTTATTGATTCGCCGTTCTTGAGCCTTGGTAAGGGCTTGCTGTTGAGCGTCTGCCGTTCGGTCGGCTACGGTATCTTGTACCGAGCTTACGACGCCACCGATGACACTTGCTCCCTTTTTCGCAAGCTTTAGGGCTTCATATGCCGCCACGAGCTTAGTGATGGTAACAATGACGGTACTGATTTCATCCTTGTTCTGACGGATGAAGTTCGCCGTGTGCGACAATCCGTCCATGACCTGAGGGAGTATCTCCATGACAAGCGGTGCAAGGGCTCCCCCGGCTACCGTGCCGAGCTTACTGAACTGCATGTTGACTTCCTGAATCTGCATGTAGGCTTCATGCATTTGCTTAGGGTCAAGGCCCGTGCCTTTAATCTTCGAGACACGCTGCGCCGCTTCTTCATAATTGAGTAGGGTCTTCGTTAAGGCGAGCCCTCTCGTACCGAGGGTGGCCATGAGAAATTCCTGACCCTGTCCTGCTTCGTTAGCCGCTTTATACCCCTTGGCCAGGACAGCGAGCTGTTCGTTCATCGGCTTCATCTTGCCTGTAGAGTCGGTGAGCGACAGCCCCATCTGCGCTAAGACGGCGGCCGCCTTCTGGCCTTCAGCCGTGTTATTAGCGAGGTTCTTATCAAGTCTCATAATCGACTTAGCGGCTGTCTCTACGTCGCCGCCCGTCATCTTGAGTACGCCTGAGAGCTTAGCCGCTTCGGCTGTCGTGAGGTTGAATCTCTGCTGTACTTGGTATAGCGATTCGCCCGCATTGACGGCGCTTTCCACAATGGCGTTCAGACCGAAACCCGCCGCGGCGATGCCCGCAAACTTCGTAAGACTCCCGAGCATAGAGTTGACTTTGCCCGTAGCCGTATCGACGCTTCCTGAGAATTCGTTTATCGGATTCGCCGAGAAGGTCTTTTGTATTTCTTGTTTGGTTTTGTTGAGCTCCGAGGACAGCCCGCTGCCGTCCGCCCCGATCTTAATAAGTAAATCTGCAACAGTTGCCAATGGCTATCCCCCCTTTACATGCCGAAGGCTTTCATCAATTCTTCTTTATCTTCCTTTGGGTCGGGCTTGGCGTCCGGGTAAAGCGGCGCCAGAATGTCAGCCGGTGTAATCGAAGAGTTCTCTCCGAGGTGGGGCTTGAGCTGCCAATATGTGAAGTAGGCGTTCATCTCATCTCGTTCTCGCTTTCGCCGAAGGTGACCTTGCACCATGGCGTTAAATTCGTGTATCTGCATTTCCTCGAATTCATATGGCTTAAGGCTTAGCATGCCGTAAGCAACAGGCTCGGCCGCTTCGACCCACTCCTCCATCGATCCGACGACTACCGTCCCTTCTTCGGTGTCGTCGGTTCGGCGTTTTTTGCCTTACCCGTTTCGGGCTTGAATTTGATTTTGTTATACAGTCCTGTATCGAATATCAGCTGTATAACAAGCCCGCCGAGGTAGTCCATCGTCTGACCTTCGACTGCACAGTATTCGTCAATAAGGTCGTATAACTCGTCATCAGTCCGTTCGCCGTGCCGCTTATCGTGCAAACCGTACCGTAGTGTAGCCATAACGAGGTCAATGTCGATGTTTGCTGTCATTCGAGACACGACGGCAATCGAACTGGCGTCAAAAATCGACAAGAGAGACTGACTGATTTCCCGTTCTATCATTCGCATATCTTTAATCGTAAGGTATGCTTCGTATCGTTTATCACCGACGGTAAGCGTCCGTGTTGTTTTCATGTTCATGTCTCCTTTACGGATAATAATAATAAAAAAGAGCGGCCTTTCGACCGCTCCTTCTTTAACATCTATTAAGCCGTGACTTTGAGCTTATACGTAAGCTTGACGTCGGCTGTAATCGTAATCGTAATGAGATTGTCACCGACTACGATGTGGTCTTTCAGTGCTCCCGTCTTTAAGAGCTTCAGGGCACCCTGGCTGTAAGTGTAGTCAGTTTCCTGATAGAGTTTCGTACCGTCGGCCATGATTACAGAACGTACATTGGCTTCGGCCGGTGTAATCGCAATCGAGATATCGTTGAGTGCTGCCTTCGATACCGTGCTGGTAGACGCGCCGAGATTCGGTACAGCCGAGAGCTTCTGGATATCAGAGATAGCACCTTTTCCTTCGAACGTAACCTTTAAAGTAGAAACGCCGCTGTAGCTGTGGTCTTCATCCAGTGTCGTAACGGACGCCCAACCCGTACGGTAAGATCCGTCCGGATATTCTTGACGAATGAATACGGGCTTACGGTTGTTGAAGCGGTTCTCTAAGATTTCTACCGCTTCGTCGTTCATAACATATAAGCCTTCATAAGACATGGTCCAGTTGAGCATACCGGGTAACTTATCACCGTAGTTACCGCTATCCTTCGACGTAGCGTCGATAGAATCAGCCTTGCGGGATAACGGGTTGTTACGTTGACCGCCCAGGAGCAGCCATGTCGGAGCGTTATCCAGGGCGATATAGACCAGTGTATCTTTCCCCGCTACGGCCGTTGTGTTGTCTTCCATCACGGGAAGGTTCTTGATTTTATCTTCTGTTAACATTATTGTCCTCCTTAATTTAATTCTTGTTGAAGTACCCACTCAACGGACAGGACTCCGTGATAAGCACTCGTCTTATCTGCATAGAGCTCCTGATACGCTTGATACTGCGATATAGTCGCCGTACCGATTTGCGTATATCCGTTGAGATTCAGATCGTACTTCGTCAGTAAATGAACGACATCATCAAGAATGTCGTTTACTTCTTTTTTTCCTTTGCCTTTCGTCCATACGTGTATCTGTTGAGATACCGTATGATACACCGTCGTTTTGTTCTCGTTCACGGGCGAGCCGTGAAACTCTCCGAGAACGATATACGGCATGTGTTCAGGTCCTGTCGGGACACTGTCATACGTCGGTATCGTCTGCCCTGTCGAGAGCAGTTGATAGACGTTTTGTTGTACCGCATTAAACGGGATTCTACTTATCACGGATAATAGCCTCCTTAATCGCCGACTCGATAGACGGACGTACGAAGTCGATAGCGGGCTTCATGAACGGATGAGCTGCTCGAGCCGGTATGACGGCTTTCGCCATGAACCAACCTGTGGCTCCGGGGGCAAGGGCTTTTTTCTTCTTCGGCACAATGACCGCGCCGCCCGTCCCGTATTCGATGAAGTGCGCTATCTTGTTCTTCGTATAGACCTTAGCGGCTGTCGACTTCTCAGAGTTTATGAACTCTAAGTGAATCTGACTAGCGAGCTTTCCTGTGTCCTTCGGCACAAGCTCAATCGCTTTAGCCTGGACCTCGGCGGCCTTCTGCCGTACAACGTCGCGGATCCGTTCCTTCGTCAGGTCATTGAACTTCGACAGGTCAGCTGTCGCCTTAAAGGTTACGTCATCGAGATTCGTCTTAATATACATATGGCTCTCCTACCCGTGGTGTTCGACGGCCGTACACGTCAACGTCATCATATCTCGACGCTCTCCGTATTCGATATGAATGATGCGGTACCGTACGTTCTTATACTCGACCTGCCAGTCGTACCCGACGTCCTCACGATATCGAATCGTTATGCCCTGGGTAATACCCGCTACAGGACCGCCGCCCGCTTCACCGTCCCAAAACCTCGGCTTCAGGACCTGAGCCCAAACCGTGTTCACGAAGTCCATGCGCTCTTCATAACCGCCCTGACCGTCAGACTCGACGGCGGGCCTATAGAGCTCAACCCGTGACCTGAGGTCGGATACGGTTGTCATTATTTCTTGCCTTTCTTCGTTTCGTCTTCAGCCGATTCTTCAGCGGGCTGTTCTTCTACGACTTCTTCAACTACGGGGGCTTCTTCTGTCGGAACAGCGTATCCGAAGTGGACATGCTGTTCGATTTCTTCTTCTGTTCCCGTAATAATATCGTCGACTTCATAAAATTCGTTCTTATACACGCACGGCTCAATGACCTTAGCGTATTGAATTACGTCACTCACTAGGTTTCTCTCCTTTCGGCTTCAATCTGAAGTAGCTGCGCAGTGACGGTAAACGGAAGCTCCGTCGTATTCCCGACGAGCCCCCTGTTATCGTACCAATGGGCTACTATCATCTTCAGCGTTAACAGATGACGGGCGTTCGTCTCGTCGAACGTAACGCCCGTACCTGTCTGAATATACTGCTTGGCTGCGTCTATCATGCCCTGAATGACTTCGTCTTCCGTATAGTCATCGACTCGCAGATAGAGCTTTACGTCTTTCAGTAGCATGAATCGTCAGCTCCTTAAATAGTCAGCTCGCCGAATACAACGGCTTTGTCGTCGAACTTCTGAACATCGATACGTGTTACCGCCTTCACGTCATAGCTGTCCCGCTTCCAAGCGTCGCCACCTACGGACGTACCCGTAAGCGTCGTAGCCTGACGGTCGAAGAGAACGACTGCATCCGTGAAGCTACCGATGATGACCGGTGCTTTCTTCGTGCTTGCCACAGACGTGTCGGTCGGCAGCACTTTATTCGAGACAACCGTTACGGGCTTACCGAACAAGAGCTTCTGAGTCGAGTCCAAGGGATTGGGCTGCAAGAGGTAGCGGCCGTCCGTGTCCTTTTGCTTATCGAGGAAGTTGAATCCGTCCTGGTTGGTCAATACTGAAGACATCAAGGAAATCGTCGGGTCGAGTGTGACGTTCAAGAGTTCTTTGATGCCGTCCAGGTTCGTCAAAGGTGCCTTCGTAAGCGTCTTAAGAACAGCTAAAATCTGAGCGTTTTCCGTCGCTACAGACTTCTTCGCAAGCCATCCGTTTACATATGCTAAGAGGTTCTGGTCGGAATCGGCCAAGAGTTCTTCAGAGATAGGAAGAATCCCTGCGAACTTCTTAATAGCGTACTTGACTTGAGTGAACTTCGGTCCGTCGATTTCGCCGATAGCCGCAAGCTCTGCCACAGGCGCGAACGGCGTCATGTCGGACGCTTTTTCGAGCACTCTTGTGCCGCTCATCGTGTTTACGTTTTCTACACGAACCAAAGCGGACAACGGATTCAAGGCGCGCTTTAATTCGTTAATCTTCGTCTGTTCGTCCGTCGGAACGATGAAGCCGCCCGCTTCTCCTGCGCCTTCGTTCATATTCGCCGCATTACGTACGGACATGGACTTAGCGAAAGATAATTCCGTATCGCTGAGAGAATCATGACGATTACGCAATAACTGAGCGAATACGTGAGTCGTGTCAACGTCTTGCGCTTCTTCTCTCGGTTGCGTACCGCCAAACGGAGCGGCCGCGGGGACGACGTCGTTCATCGTCTGAACGATATCGAACTCACGACGGATCGCTTTGAGTTCTTCTGTTGCAGATTCCGCTTCATCGATGCGGTTATCCGCTAAAAGGTTTTGAATCTTGGTCTGTTTTTCGGCCATTAACTGGCGTAATTCTCTTTCTTTTTCTGTCAAGGTTTTGTCCTCCTTATTTAAGTAATTCGAGTTCAATATGAAGCCGACGAATACGTTCATCGGTATTGTCGGTCGGCTTTTTTTCTTCTATGGCGGTCTTAGCCGCCTTCACGGCTTCAGGCATGTCCTTAAAGCCTAGGCCCTTGCTGCATGCTACGAGCTGAACAGCGGCGTCTTCAACAGTGATATCGAACATCTCAGCCGCTTTGGCTGCCGTGTACCAAGTCTCCGCTTCTACGGCATCGTGAATCATCTCATCCGTCGTGCCGTCTTTCGCCTTAGCGCGGTAGACCTGTTCAATGCCGTCCTGGACGGTGTCGAGCATGGTCGCCACTCTTAGCATGTCGTCGGCATCGCCGTAGCAAACCGCGCTCGGCTTATGAATCATCAGGAAGGTGTTGTTCGGCATTCGGATTTCGTCACACGCAAACAGTATGACACTCGCAATAGAAGCCGCCCACCCATCAACCACACCGACGGTATGCCCGTCGTGCCTTCGAATCATATTCGCAATGGCCATACCTGCGGGTACGCTGCCGCCGTCGCTGTTGATGTAGATTGTAAGGTCCTTACCTTTAAGCGCTTCGAGGCTATCTCGTACATCAACAGGCAGTACATACCCCGCGAACGTATTCCCGTCGTAGTCCGACAGCCACGCCTTAGCGTCATCATCAATAACGTCGCCGTGAATGTAGACGTCTGCGGACCGGTCCGTCTCATTGCGAATATTAAAACAACTTAATCGCTTCATTCCCCCTCACCTCCTTTCGGCGGTGTATCAATCGGCTTGCCGAGGTTCTCCAGGGTCGTATAATTCAGCGATACGAAGTGCTTATCGCCGTCAGTGCCGATGCCGTCCATTTCTTCCATCTCACGAATTTCATTAATCGTGTAGATACCATTATTGAGCATATCTCGGTAGTATCCGGCACGGGCGGTACTGTCTCCTCGGAGCTCGGCGGCCGCATTGAACTTCACATAAAAAGAAGCCCTTTCCTTGTCGGTAAAGAGCTTGTAATTGATTTCCTGTTCCCATTGAGTGAATATCGGTAAGAGCGTTGTCTTGATATAGTCAAGGCCCATCGCCTCAGCATTGGCGTACGTCGCTCGGTCAAGTTGTGCCAGTTTATGAGGCGGCACTCGGTAGACCTTGGCGACCTCTGTAATGCCGAACTTCTGTGTGTCGAGGAATTGTGCCTGGTCAAGTTGCATGCCGAGCTGTTGGAAGTCTAGGCCGACGTCAAGGACCGCTACGTGACCGGCGTTGTTCGTGCCGGCGTTTAGTTTTTCCCATTCTTCTCGGATCTTCTGCTTGGCTTCGGCGTTTAACTTCGTGGCCGTCTTAAGGACCCCGCTCGAGAGCGTGCCGTTGCGGTAGAAGTCACTGATGAACGACTTTATCGCATTCTGACTGTCGAGCTCATCGACTAGCGTTTTCCACGGCGGTATGCCTACGATGCCATCCTTCGTAAAGGCCTTAAAGTGAAGAACATCTTCAGGCTGAAGGTCGAACACCTCGCCTCGGGCGTTCTGCGTTCGGTACTGGAGCTTGCCCGTCGACACGTCTAAAGCGACGGAGGTTCGCACCGGGTCAAGCGGCCATAATGCCGCAGGGTATCCGTCTTTGCCCCATTCTATATAAGCTATCCCGTTGCCGTAGATACCTACGTGCCCTTGAATCGTCTGTTTGAAGACGAAGGCCGACATGAACGGGTTCGGACGTTCATACAGCAGCTTAGCAACGGGATGCGCCATACCGAGGTCTTTCTTTTGCTTATTAAAGGTGTGAATCGGCAGCTTGCCGACGTCATCAGCGAGTATCGATACACACGCCGAGACGTTCGAGTTCTTCGCCGCCTTCTCAGGTGTCACTGTCGAGCCGCCGCCCATAGCGTCTATTAGCCACTGTGCAGGATTCGATAAGGTGCCGCTATCGCCGCCTGTAAAGAGCTGACCTGACGCTCCTCGGTTCCGTATCCAATTACGAACGAACATCGTCATCTACTCCTTTACTTCGGCCGTATGTGTAGCTTATAAGGTACGCACCTGATAAGCACTCAATGGCCGCCGTGTATAAGGCGACTACAGGGCTTACGTATGCGCCGGCTATCACTAGTAAGATGAAGCCTGTTATAAGCAGTAGGTCATCAATATATTTTCGGATTATTGTCATCATGTTCTCCTTTATAGGCTAAAGTCGTCGGACAGTACATAGTCGCTCATATCTTCTTCAGCCGTAACTCGTGCACGGCTAAAGGCGTTAATGACTGCCGCTATCGGATCGATACGGTTCGTCGACTTTTCTTTGTCGAGAATAATGTTCTCGTTGTGGTCCCGTTTTGTAACCGCATTGCTGACCGCCCAGTCGAGAAGCGGATTCGGTTCGTGAAGAATGTTCCCCCGATAAGCTTCTTCTCGGAACGCCTTCGTCGGTTCGGACAGCGTCCGCATCCCTTGTCTGACCTCTACCGTCGTAATGCCCTGGGCGTCGAAATCTTGTGCAAAGTGTGTCGCATTATAAGGGTCATAGCATAGCTCCTTCACATTCACGCCGAGGTCATCGGTCGTCTCATGTATCCACGACTCAATGAAGCGGTAGTCGACGACGTCGCCTGGTGTAATCGTGAGGTACCCCGCCTTCGCCCAGGCACGATACGGGACCTTATCGGTCTTCTCGTGTACCGCGACGGTATCTTCAGGAATGAAGCCGTGAGCTCGGGTTACATACTGGACCGTACCGTCAACGTCAATCGGTATTATGATACCCGCCGCCGTAAGGTCGATACGCTTCGACAAGTCAATGCCGACATATGCGGGTCTGCCGTACAGGTCGACCGGTATCTTCGTAATCGCTCCCCGTTCTTTCCATTTCGCCATGTCCATATACGACATAGCTGACTGGTTGACCCATAGGTTCATGTTCTTGGTGAGGAACGACTCCATCTTCTCAGGGCTCTCTAGGGCTGAGGCTAACTTACTGCGAATATTGGCCAGGCCTTCGGGATAAGTCGCCGCTATCGGATTGGCCTTCACCCAACACTCTTCATTTTTGACATCATCTATGAGGTTTCCTTCCTGGTCTCGGTCAAGCTCATTGACCGTGCAGAAGTAATCGGCGACGTCGAAGTCGAGCGACGGGTCGAGTATCTTCTCGACGAGCGGGTACTCCACTCGGTAACACGGACCTCCGAAATTCGTACCTGCCGTCGTAATAATAAAAAGAAGCGGCTGCCGTCGGGCAACCATGCCGGTGTTGATAACTTCAAGAATCTCATCAGTCGGATGAGCGTGGTATTCATCGATAAGCCCGCATTGAGGGTTGAGACCGTCGCCCGTCTTCCCGTCGTCTTTCGACAGGGCTCTGAGGATTGAATCGCTCTTCGGGTGACGAATGACTCCATACGACTCATGCCACCTGCCCTTGAGAAGCGGGCACCTTTTTAGCATAGCTACGACTTCATTGTAGATAATCTTGGCCTGCATCGACTTCGTCGCACCGATATAGACTTCGCTCATCGGCTCACCGAGAGCCATCAGCTCATAATCGCCGACGATTGCCAGTGATTGTGACTTCGCATTCTTCCTGGCTACCTGCCAGTAGGCCTTACGGAACCGCCTGAGTCCTGTATCTTGGTGTACCCATCCGTACACGTTACCGAAGATAAACCTCTGTATCGGAGTGAACTCGATAGGCTCACCGGCAAGAACGCCTTTCGTGTGCTTATGAAGTGCCGCCCACTCGAAGAACCTCAGGGCTTTCTCTTCATCGAAGATATAAGGAAAGTCTTTCGTTCCTGATTTTTTTAAATCGTTGAGGAACCGTTCGCACGCCCATCGGTGCTTCTGGCAGACATGCCGAGTGTCGGCTATGCAGTCCTTGCTGTATTGAATGAGCTCATCGGTAAGCGTCATACATTACCGAACCCCTTTCCCGCCAGGGGATCTTCTTCCTTTACTTCCTTCTTCGGAATGTTCCGGACTTTGGCCAGGGGGTTGAGGAACAACCGGTCTTCCATCTGAACGAGTGCGGACATCTTGGCGTTTAGTGCCTTGTCGACGGCAAGCACTCCCGATACCGAGAATACGTACTCAATCTTCTCGAACATCTTGGCGGCCGTCCTCGGAGAGTATTTCCCTTCCAAGGCCTTCACCATGTCGACGGCCTCTCCGTTCTCAGTGTCGACTCGGATTGTCGCGCAGACCTTTCGATGTTCGGTGAGATTGATGTATTCGGAGAACGCCATGCAGTATCGAGCCATCAGCCCGACGTCAGCCGAGCTTACGAAGTCTATGTCCTTATAGAGCTTGACGATCTCTTTCCACTTCTTGTAAGCGTTCTTGTCCTGGCGAACATAACTCGGGCAAACCAGTTTATGTTCGCCGAGCTTCACTTCGGACTTTTTCCGCTGTTCAATTTCGGCCTTCGTAAGGTGCCGTTTGTTCCCGTTGAGCAGATGAAGCTCAATCGGCTTAGCCGGTCGTCCTGCCATAGCGCCATCCTCCTTTCTCAGATTCCCTATCATTTCACGAAGTTTTTACGAAGAAGAGACCGCCACGGTCTAGGCTTCGTGCCTCAGAACTTTTTTCACCGGGGGGCCTCTTCTCATTCTCAATTAAAATTATATTTTCTCAATTACGAGAACAGTTGCCGAAGCCGCCGTCCTCTCTCGCTGTCTTACGATTGTGGCATACATGATTCATAGCTTGCCAGTTCTTCGTGTCCCAGAACAGCTTCTGATTCCCCTTATGCGGAATAATGTGGTCCACCACGTCCGCAGGTAACGGCTGTCCTGATGCCTTGCACCGCTCACACTCACACGTCGGGTGTTCAGCTAGAAAGGCAAGTCGGGCTTTCACCCATTTCGACCCGTACCCTCGTTTAGCGGCGCTTTCTCTTCGGTCGTCATACGAAGTCTTACGATGCTTCTCGCAGTATCGTTCTCTCGTAAGCTCCTGGCAACCGGGGTAGAAGCATACATGCATACTCTTCCTTGGCATCGGATCACCTCCGTGAGCCATAACGAGATGTGTTCATGACGTCTTTGGCTGCCACATAGCACTTGCATTTACCCGTCCCGCCGATTCGGATTGCGTTAGCAGAGCATGTACCTTTGTTATTATTGAGGCAGGACTTACAACAGCAATGTACTTGTGTCTTGTGTTCGGTCATGGACAACCTCATCATGGCTCAATTAAAAATGGCGGCATCTTGGAGGTAGATGCCACCGGCCTGTAAAATAAAACTACATTAGAATAATAGTAGTGCTTTACGCACTTTTTACTCCTACAGTATACCATGTCAAGCATTAGACATTTAATCAACCCCCCTCAAAAATTTTTTGAAAGTTTTTCAGGGCTCTATAAAACAGCTGCCACGTGCCTTGCCATGTGATATCCATCTTTACAGCGATGACTTCCCACTTCTCGTTGTATATGAACCGCCTCGTCAGTACCTCCTGCTGCTTAATGCTCTCTAGCTTTCTGATACGTGCGTTCGCACGTTCTCGCTCGGCGATTAACTCATCCCACTCCTCGTTCGCCGTTCGTATAAGCTCATCTAGCCTTGCGATCTTATCAGAGATATCGACAGGACTGCCGCCGCTGATGCGGTCCTTCGTATAGTCCAGGGCTTGTATACAACATATGTCGGCTCGAAGCCGCGATATCTGTGACTCCTTCATCCGTAGTCTGATGTCAAGACTGCGGATGTATTCAAGATACTCCTTCGCATTCATGCTGCACCTCCCTAATCATCGATAAGGTAGTAAGCGTCATCAAGACTACGATTAGCATCCTCAATCGCACTAAGTGCTTGCTCTACCTGCTCCATACCGTCATAAGCGCATAACAGGCTCTTTACCTCCGACAAGTCAAGCATTATACGTATTAGCCTGGTCGTTACCTCGCCCATCATTACGACTCCTCCTTCAACTTAATCAGCATATCGATGTACTGCTTCGCCTTCCTTAAGTCCTTAAGCGGCGTACCCTTCTTTGGGTATCGGTAGAGATACTTCACAACCGCTCCGAGATAGTACGCCTCTTTACCCTCAGCCCCCTGAATAAGCTCGCCTATAATCTCTTCGCACTCCTTACCTCTCCAGGTGTAATGGCTTGGGCTCTTGATATCGTCGGCTTCAATCTGTCCGTTTATAGGGCTTCTCGTTATGTTCGCCATTATCGGTCCTCCAGATTACGGTATATGGTGATACCCATCACCGGCAGCTCTTCACCTTCTACATATACTCGAATTAGGATACCCCTATATAGGTCCAGATGAACCACGGAAGGCGGCGTGAAGGCAAACAAGTGTTTACTCACGAAGACCGACTTACCGTCTGTACCGTAGGCAATCTTCTTTGCAACTAGGTTTCGACCGAAGGTACTCATATCTCCGGTATCGAAGGCTGTTACGGAGTTCTTATCGGTCAAGTAACCCTTTATATCATCTGCTATCGAGGCTTCTTCTTTGTCCGCCCTAAACGGATGCGGGCAATCCTTCGGCAGCCGTATGAGGACGTGCGATGATACGGCCACAAGTCCTACGTTAGGAATATCCTGAACGCGGAACTGTTCGCCGTCTTTCTGTGCCGCTTCCCACAACTTATATATGCTGCTCACCAATTTCTTTTGAATGTTATTCATGTTATTGTTCTCCTTTTACCTTATCAATTCGTGCCTTTAGGCTCTGTAATACGTACTCTTGTGCATCGGCCTTCTGTTCTAACGCCGTCATCATATCCTCATCTCTCGTTCCGATACTGATGAGATGATGAATGATGACCTTCTCTTTTTGGCCTTGGCGATGAAGTCTCTTATTCGCCTGTTGGTATAATTCCAGGCTCCAGTTAAGCCCGAACCATATAACATGATTGCCGCCGTCTTGAAGATTAAGGCCGTATGCCGTACTGGCGGGGTGTGCTAGTAGAACGTCAATCTTTCCTTCATTCCATTCTCGCTCTTCCGTGGCCTCTTTAAGCTCTTTCACGACTAATTTCGATTTGGCCAATGCAGCTTTTAATCGTTCAAGATCATGCTTGAAGTTATAGAACACCAGTACCGGCTTACCGCCTAACTGTTCAATCAGTTCTTTAAATGCTTCAATCTTGCAGTTATGAATCTCATGAACGCCTCGATTCTCGTCATAGACGGCCCCGTTTGCCAGTTGCTGAAGCTTGGTTGATAAGGCCGCCGCCGATGCCGCCGTAATTTCTTCTTCGTCGTCTACAAGCTCAAGAACCATCTCTCGTTCCATCATGTCGTATTCTCGTCGTGCTCTAAGGTCAAGCTGTACCGGCACGATGTCGCTAATAACAGGCGGCAGAGTTAGATAATCCTCTGACTTCATCGATACGCATATCGGTGATATGGCCTTCATGATATCTTCCTCGGCGCGTTCTCTCGGCTTATAACTGTAGATGACCGTATGTGACCTCTGGTCAGGCTCGAAGTAATGGTCACGAAAGCTTGTATAGGTTCTTCCGAGAGATTCGCCCTTATCGATGAGGTACACCTGGGCCCACAGGTCGATAAGCCCCTTCGGTGTCGGTGTACCGGTAAGAAGCACCATACGGTTGATGCGGTCATACATTCTGGCCAGGGCCTTAAACCGCTTTGCCTGATGATTCTTGAAGCTGCTCGACTCATCGACGACGACCATATCGAACGGCCATGCGTTCTTATAATAGTCGGTCAGCCATACGACGTTATCTCGATTAATGATGTAGACGTCGGCATCCGTCTGTAAGGCCGCTGTTCGTTCCTTAAGCGTTCCGAGGACGGTCGAGATCCGAAGAAGACCAAGGCCGCTCCACTTCGCCGCTTCCCGCTGCCATGTCGCCTCGGCGACCTTCTTCGGGGCAATGATAAGGGCCTTCTTCACAGCGAAGCGGTTATACTTTAATTCGTATATCGCCTGTAGTGTGATAATTGTCTTGCCTAATCCCATATCGAGGTACAGCCCTAGCTTCTTCTGACCGATAACCCTATTAATGCAGTACGCCTGATACGGATGTGGCCTAAAATCCATAGTTAGCCGCTCCGTGTCTTAGGTACTCCTTAACGGCAGCCGCTCCGTACAAGACGCGGACCTCGCACCGTCGCGCCTCGAGGGCCCGTATCTGTAGCTTCTGTACCTTGGACAGCACTCCCGCTTCCGTCTTTAACTCGACGAAGTCAATCTTGCCGTTCGGCCATACAACAATCCGATCCGGTACGCCGACGTTTCCGGGTGATACGAACTTATACGCCTTACCGCCAAGATTCTTCACCCCGTCGACTAATTTCTTCTCGATAGTTTTCTCCCACATTTTCTTCCTCCCGTTTTCAGTCTGTGCACGTTCTCTCCCGCGCGCGTATATGAGGGTCCGTACAAAGGCTGTATAGAGGTGTATATATCCTTTAATTTTCTTTACAGCCTTTCTTTTACCCTTTTTTATAAATATTGTTCACATAGTACACAAATAGGCATAAACATAGATAGGTACTGGTTTTTTCTGTGCACATTCTCTGTGAACATTCTCTTAATCCGTGAACATTCAGAATGTTCACAAAAACGGGTAGAATGTTCACAGCTAACTGAGAATGTCAACGCTATAATTGAGAATGTTCACACATATTTTCCAATTTTTCCAGGTTCATCTGGAAGCCTCTTTGTGTTCCATATTCGCCACAGCGCATTCTTTTATTCCCGCCTTGAGTGTACGGTGAGTCCAGGAGAATCTGGTTTATCTCTCGGGCTTCGTTCTTCTTCATTCGCGCCGGGTCCTGCCCGAAGCATTCATACCATACCTCTACAGCACACACACGATCACGATATTCGAGGTCCTCGCTAGGAGTGTGGCCGCCCATCGTTAAGTACGTACGTCTGGCTGAACGGCTCATCATGTTCCAGTTCTTCGGCACTTTCTGAAGCAGGAATTCGTTGATGATACCCGCCTTCGTATTCGACTCCATATGTGTTTCTCTCGCCGCTTCGGCTAATCTCAGTACGTCTTCATTATCTTCGATAATTAGCGACTCACCACCACGATACCGCACGACCGCCTCGGCCCAAATCTGGTCCACTTCCCCAGGAAGATTGCTGTGCACGGACTTCGTAGGCTTTTGTGCTTCCAGGTCAATCGGCCAAAAGCGACGGTTCCCCGTAATATCCTTCAGGAATTCATACTGATTCGTGCTGCCGAAGAACACACACCGTCTCGGGTATTCTTGAGTCCGTCGGCCGTATGCCTGTCTGAATACATCTACTTGGCGCGATAAAAACTGCTTCGACGCATTCTCTTCGGCCTTGGTGTATCCCGCCATTTCGCCCGCTTCGATAATCCATTTCCCCTGGATATTCTCAGCCGCTTCCTTTCCTTCAAAAGTCGATAGGCCGTCGGCGTACCATTTCTTCCCTAGAGTACGAATTAGTGTACTTTTCCCGGCGCCTTGTCGACCGATGAGGATCGGCATGGTGTCATACTTGCACCCGGGCTCAAACGCCCGTGCTACAGCTGCTGTGAGGGATTTACGGGCCACGGCACGAGTATAGACATTGTCCTCTGCCCCAAGGTAGTCGATAAACAGCGTATCGAGTCTCGGAACACCGTCCCACGTAAGCCCGTTCAGATAATCCAGGACTTCGTTGAAGCCGTTCTGTTCGGCGCACATGATCATGGCGTCTTGTACCTTATCTCGACCGGTCACAGCGTACTTATTCTCCAAGTACCACCGAAGGCCCGCATCATCGGCATCAGTCCAAAGCCTCGTACCCGGCTGCATGTTCCACGGTAGCGCCCCTTTGGCTACATACCGACTTCCGAATCGGTCATAAGCGATACGACCGGAAAGAGCTTGGTCGTGCACGAGGATTTTCAGCATATTGTCAAGCGTCGGTTTGACCCGTCCGTTATCGTCGTACCGCAGTGTCGAGGTCTTCATCCACTCAACGTCAGTCAGGGCGTTCGGATTAAGGTCCGTAAGTTCTTGCTTGCCCTTTTCTTCTTGGCTAATAA